TTAGATAAAGCTCAAACATGGAAATTAGCAAAAGAATTGAACTGCTTAGATGTGATAATTAAAGATTCATTGACTGATTACAATGGTAACATGACAATAAATGAGTGGGGATATGGAGTTGATGATAATCCTGCCACTAATTTAAGAGTTAAAGGATTTTATGAAGCAAAAGAAAAAGGATGGATTTAATGCAAATTGAAAAAAAATACCATTTTTACGCTGCTCATAGAAATAAAGGTGCAGGCGAAAAGTGCGGCAGAATACATGGTCACACTTATCATGTAAAAATATGGCTTTTGTTAAAAGAAAAAGATTCATCTGGAGTAACAATACTATTTAGTAGTATTGATGAGCTTATAGAGCCAATAATTAAAGAATATGACCATTATTTAATTCTTAATAATAAAGATTCTCTTTGTGATGTTCTTAGTCTTGCCAATGAGCCATATAAAACATTACCTTTTGAAACAAGCTTAGAAAACTTAGCTATTTGGTTTTTTACTCGAATTAAAAACGAAACTAAATTACCAATTACAAAAATAGAAATAGCAGAAACATTAACATCAAAAGTAATTTATGAAGGTAAGTGAGATTTTTTATAGCGTTCAAGGAGAAGGTGCGAGAGTTGGTACTCCTACAATTTTTATTCGTTTATCAGGCTGCAAAACTAAACACGCTTGCTATAAATTAGGTATCAAATGCGATACTGAATTTGAAAGTGGTAAAGAGATGTCAAAAGAGGAAATATACAAATACATTAAAAACTTAACTTCTAATTGTTTTGAAATAACTTGGACTGGAGGAGAACCTGCTGACCAATTAACTGAGGATATAGTAACTTATTTCAAAAATTGTGGTTATTATCAAACAATAGAAACAAGTGGTTTAAAACGTATACCTAAAAATTTAGATTTTATATGTGTTTCTCCAAAAGTTGCTGAACACGTTATAAAAAAGAATTTTGATTATGAAATAGATGAGTTAAGATATGTTAGGCATGAAGGTCAGGATATACCCAAACCAAGCATAAAAGCAAAACATTATTTTATCAGTCCTCATTCTGACGGATTTGATATAAATGTTAATAACTTAAATCATTGTATAAAATTAATAAAAGACAATCCAGAATGGAAGATTTCAGTACAAATGCACAAGATTTGGAGTGTATTATAAAATGGGAAGATATAATCTCAAAAGTTAATTCTTTAAAAAAAATAATTGGTAATAAAAAAACTTATGGTATTCCAAGAGGAGGTCAGTACATATCTGCTATGCTTAATCCAGTTGATACACCAGAGGAGGCAGATTTTATTATTGATGATTTAATTGATAGTGGAGAAACTATAACTTATTTTAAACAAAAATATCCTAATAAGAAATTTGAAGTTTTAATAAATAAGCAAATTGAAAAAAAATACAAAGGAAAATGGATTGTGTTTCCTTGGGAGATAAAAGAAGAACCATGTCAACATAATGTTACACGACTTCTTGAGCATATAGGCGAAAATCCAAAAAGAGAGGGTTTACAAGACACTCCAAAAAGATATATCAAATTTTTAAAAGAATTTTTGAATCCTCCAAAATTTAATTTTACTGCATTTGATAGTGAAGGAATGGATGAAATGATTGTTCAAACAAACATTCCATTTTATAGCCTATGTGAGCATCATTTAGCACCTTTTTTTGGAGTTGGTCATATAGCTTATATACCAGATAAAAAAATAGTAGGACTTTCAAAGCTTGCAAGAACATTAGACCTATATTCTCGTAAACTACAAAATCAAGAAAGAATAACTTTACAAATTGCTGATAGGTTAATGAAAGAATTGAATCCAAAAGGTGTAGCAGTTGTTTTAAAAGCTCAACACTTATGTATGAGCATGAGAGGAGTTAAAAAACATGACACCTACACTACTACATCTAAAATGGTAGGCAGTTTTAAAAATGACCTAAATTGTAGAAATGAATTTTTAACGTTTATTAAGTAATGGGAAGAAAGAAAATAGAAGTGAATTGGGATAAGGTCGAATCAATGGCAATGGCAGGAGCTAATGGTAAGCAAATTGCAGCAGCTTTAGGAATACATTATGATACTCTTGTCACTGCTTGTAAAAGGGATAATAATTCTGTTTTTTCGGACTATTTACAGACAAAAAGAGAAAAAGGTAACAATTTATTACTTGCTAAGCAGTATGACCTTGCTATGAATGGAGATAGAGGTATGTTGATATGGTTAGGTAAACAAAGACTAAACCAGAGCGACAAAAAAGAGATAACTCAGGAGAATATTGGTCAGCTTGTAGAGGTGCATTTTGACACTCCTGAAATAAAACTACCAACAAGTGAAGCTGAAGCTCAAGAATCCTTTTTCGATAAGTCCAATATTCAAGTATAATTACGCTTGTAAAAAAAGTATTGTAGTCAATCAAGGAGGTACTTCATCAGGTAAGACTTACTCAATACTTCAAGTGCTACTTATCAAAGCATCAGAAAAACCTAACCAGATAATAACAGTAGTAGGTCAGGATATACCTAACTTAAAAGTAGGAGCAATTAGAGATTTTGATACTATCCTTTCCTCCTCTGAGTTCTTCAATAGCCTTATCAAGCAAAGGAATATATCAGATAGAACTTATACTTTAACAAATGGCTCTAAGATTGAATTTAAGTCTTATGAGAATGAGCAGGATGCAAAGTCTGGTAAGCGTGACTACTTATTTATGAATGAAGCTAATGGTATTGGATATTCTGTTTATGACCAGTTACAAATTAGAACATCTAAACAGACATTCATAGACTATAATCCTACTGCTCCATTTTGGGTACATGACAAGCTGATAGGTAAGGAGAACGTTCAGTTATTCATATCTAATTACAAGCACAATCCATTCCTAAAAGATAGCATAAAACGTAAAATAGAGGCACTACAAGCTATTGATAAAAATAAGTGGAGGGTTTATGGTCTTGGACTTACTGGAGAGCTTCAAGGCGTTATTTTTGATAACGTTGAATGGATACAAGAACTCCCTACTGATAACATTAAACGCTCCTGCATAGGTGTAGATTTTGGTTATAGTAACGATCCAACTACAATAGTAAAGATTGTACTTAGTCAGGGTAGTTTATACGGTAAGCTGCTTCACTATGAGACTGGTCTTACTAATCCAGATATAGGAAACGTATTCAAAGATCTTGGATTGAAAAAGGGATTGCACAATGGAGATTTGATAATGGCAGATAGTGCAGAACCTAAAAGTATTAAAGAGCTTCGTAACTTAGGATGGAGAGTAAAAGGAGTAAAAAAAGGAGCTGATTCTGTCAGGTTTGGTATCAATCAATTAAAATCTTACGGCAAATTATTTTTAGTAAATAATGAACTTTGGAAACAAGAGCAGCGTAATTACGTATGGAAAACTGATAAAAGCGATGGTAAGACCATCAATAAACCAATAGATAAAGACAATCATATCTGGGATGCTTTCAGATATGCAGAACAAGGTTTAAGAAAGTATAAAAATAATTTTGTATCTTACGAGGTATAAATAACGATAAATGGCTTATATTCTAACTTCAGGACAATTTGCAGAGGGTTTGCAGTCTTATAGTGCAATGTTATTGCAGACTCTTAGGCATTTTACGCTTGTATCTCCATTTACTATCACTGCTGCCAGAACTCAGCTTGAAACGAGCCAAATTCAACCGTTTTCTGATGCGGCTTTTGACCAGTTACTTAATGAGATTTATAGCTTAGACTTAGATTACAGTTCTTTAATTGCTTCTGAGATAACTGTCTTGAATGTAATTAGAGATTATTTAGAGCCATCTGGAAGTGTTTTATGTTGTGGTACTGATCCAGTTACTGCTCCAGACTTTACGAAAGTATTTAATGATAGAGTAGGTTCTGCTACATTTGAAAAGGAAGCACAAGCACAACTTGAGCCGAATGTAACGTGCGATGTGTATCAGGTAGAGCTTACTTTAACTTTAGGAGCAGGTAGTCCTGCGTTAGTGACAAATCCAGTAACATTAAACTCTCTCGGTTGTGTGTCAGGGAAGCACACTCTCTCATATCTTTGGCTTGATTTTGTAAGTAATCCATCTGGATTCTTTTACGACTTACAATATGATTTCAAGGATTCAAGTGGCGTAGTGTTAGCCACTATATTCGACACAATAACATTTTAATATTTAAAAAATGTCTGTATTAAATAATTTTAGGTTTTTGCAAAATGCAAGACCATTCCTATTAGACTGTTGTCCATTGGCTACAAGTCTATCAGATATTCCAAGCTCAAGCTGCCCTGAGAACATCGGACAAATTCAGCGTTTTTGGTTTGTAAGAAAAGGTAATGTAGTAATTGATACTGTATCTCCTCATACAAACTCTTTACCTGCTGGCCCTTCTCCAGTAGTAGATATCTCAGGTCTTGACCCAACTACTCAAGCTCTTTGGGATTTGTTGTTTACTGCAACTGATGACAATAAAGTAATCAAATCTCCTTTAATTGGTGGAGATAGCACTTTAACAGCAGGAACTACAATCACTCAAGGAGGAGGCGATAATTCAACACTCAATGGAGAAACGTTAGTAAATGGAATTAATCCTACTGATGGCTCTGCTCGTTTTGATTCACTTACTGCTGCTCAGATTAAAGAGTTCAGAAAGTTAGCTTGTGAGGGTTCTGGTCTTGAGGTGT